TCGGACTCTTTTGGGGGTCGTCCGGAGTTCTGGTTGGTTAGATAAATCGCGGGGCCTTGTGCCCCGTTTATATTTTATGGAGGATAGACTGAAATGCAGAAACCTAATTTGACTAAGATCTGTAGAAGTGTAAAAACAGCTACAGTAAAACATAGTCCTGAAATCCTCACAGGAGTTGGAATTGCTGGAATGGTTACGACTACCGTAATGGCTGTACGAGCTACTCCTAAAGCAATCCAATTATTGGATGAGGAAAAGCGACGTCAGCACGCAAATAAACTGGAGCCGATGGATGTCGTTAAAACTGCTTGGAAATGCTATATTCCAGCGGCAGTTACTGGAACAGTATCAGTAGCTTGTCTTATCGGAGCAAGTTCTGTTAATGCCAGAAGAAATGCAGCACTGACAGCAGCGTATACCATTTCCGAATCGACATTGAGAGATTATCAGAAAAAAGTGGTAGAAACAATCGGCGAGAAAAAGGAACAGACTGTGAGGGATGCCGTTGCTAAGGAACATCTTGAGAAAAATCCAGTTGAAAACAAAGAAGTTATCGTCACAGCAAAAGGCGATACCTTATGTTTCGATGCTGTATCCGGAAGATATTTTAAATCGGACATCGACAAATTAAAAAAGGCTGAGAATGAATTAAATCGTCAAATGCGAGATGAAATGTATATTTCACTTAATGATTTCTATTATGAGGTCGGATTAGAGCCTATTAAGCTTGGCGATGATCTTGGCTGGAATATTGATAATGGATATATCGATCTGAGATTTAGTTCCCAGCTTGCTACGGATGGAACACCTTGTCTGGTTATTGATTATGGCTATGGTCCGAGGTATGACTTCCGTGGCTTAATGTAAGGTTCGCAGAATTTACAAACACTATTATGGAAGAACCACATATTTCAAATCTGAAAGGAGAACATATTATGAAGAACAACGAAATCATGAACAACAACGAAGAGGTTATCGAAACAACTACTGAGGAGATCGTGAAGGCGGCTTCTAACGGCGGTATGAAGAAAGCAACAACTATCGGATTGGCTATGATTGCAGGTGCATTAACCTACAAATTTGTAGTCGTTCCGGCCACAGCAAAATTCAAGAACTGGCGTGAGAATCGTAAGACGGTTGTAACTCAGCCGAAGGGCGATATCGTCGACGGAGAGTTTACGGATATCGATGAAGAGACAGAAGAGGATTCTGAATAAGAATTGAATCGATGATTCAGACAGAGGGGGAGTACCTATAACAGGGTGCTTTCCCTTTTGCTTTTTAAGGGAGGTGTCCTATGAATCAGTATATGTATGATGGACCGGTTATGGAGTTTGATACCTGCGTTGCAAATAGATGGCAGGGTTCTACATACGCGGCATCCGAAAAGAAAGCCAGGAGTAATCTGGTGTATCAGTTTAAGAAGAAAACAAACCGTATTCCAAGTACGAGGATAACCCTCCCTGGAAAAGTGGTAACGGTTAATTGAAAGGAGATTTAGAGATGGAGGAATACAAATCCAATTCCCATAAATCACGACAGAACCAGAATGATGATATTCCGGAGAAAAGAGTTGAAAAGGTTGTCAGTGGTTCTGTCAAATCGAAGAAAAAGAATGGTCTTCAGAAGATTACAAACGTATTTGTTCCGGAAGACGTAGATGATGTAAAAAGCTATATTTTTGAAGATATCGTGGTTCCGGCCGTAAAAGACATTATCTTGGATGCTGTCAGAGCATTCCTTGGTGTTAGCGGAAACTCAAGAGGTGGGAGATCGTCAACGTCATCCAAGATTTCTTACCGTAAGTATTATGACGATCGGGATCGACGAGATTCGGGAAACGTATCAAGAACACGAACTGGATACGATTACGATGATATCATTCTGGAATCTCGTGGTGAAGCAGAAGACGTTTTGGAAAGAATGGACGAGCTTATTGCTACATACCAGGTAGTTAGTGTCGCTGACTTCTATGATCTGGTTGGCGTTTCTGGCAACTATACAGACAATAAATACGGTTGGACCGATATTCGGAATGCATCTGTAATTCGTGTAAGAGACGGATACATGATTAAACTTCCGAAGGCATTACCGTTGAACTAGGAGGGATATTTATGTACGAATCAGATGATAAAATGGTGTCTCATCCGAGCCATTATCAGTCAGAAACAGGTTTGGAAGTGATCGATGTTATTGAGGCATTCACTTTCGATTTAAAAGGTATCGAAGCGACCGATACTGGTAACATTATCAAGTATGCGTGCCGCTGGAAAAATAAAAACGGCATTCAGGATTTGAAAAAGATCATGTGGTACACGCAGCACTTGATCGATTATTTAGAGAAGAAAGAAAAAATTGAAGAGGAGAATAACTGATATGAAGAAAGAAGAAATCATTAAGAACGTTTCCACGACCTTCAGCAAAGTAAGTGTGAAACTTAAGAAGCATAGCCCTGAGATTCTGGTAGTGGCTGGTGTTGTTGGCACTGTTGCAAGTGCTGTTATGGCTTGCCATGCAACAACTAAGTTGGACAGCGTATTGGAGAAGTCCAAGAAAGATATTGATGCCATTCATAAATGTGCTGAAAATGAGGAACTGGCGGCGGAGTATTCTAAGGATGACGCAAAGAAAGATTTGACTATCGTTTATGTACAGGCTGGTGTAAAAGTCGCTAAGCTCTATGCTCCTGCTGTTGCTCTTGGAACATTATCTATCGCAAGTATTGTTGCATCTCACAATATTCTCAAGAAGAGAAATATAGCACTGGCAGCCGCTTATGCAACTGTGGATAAGACTTTCAAGGAGTACAGAAATCGGGTGGTTGAGCGCTTTGGCGCGGAGGTTGATAAAGAACTTCGCTACAACATCAAAGCAAAGAAATTTGAGGAAACTGTAACTGATCCGGACAGTGGTAAAGAGAAAAAGGTGAAGTCTACCGTAGATGTAGCAGCACCTTCTACGAACGATTATGCCCGTTTCTTTGACGATACTTGTGAGGCGTACGAATCCAATATGGATTACAACCTTATGTATCTGCGTTCTCAGCAGAATCTGGCAAACGACAAACTTAAAGCTAATGGATATTTATTCCTCAGCGATGTATACGATCAGCTTGGCATTAAGCGTACCAAAATGAGCCAGATTGTTGGTTGGGTTTATAAACCGGAAGGAAATGAAAATGGTGACAACTTCGTTGATTTCGGGATTCTGGAGACCAACCGTGAAACTGAGGATGGTGGTTACGAGAAAGCCATTCTAATGGAGTTCAATGTAGACGGACCGATTCTCGATCTGATCTAATTTTGTGAGGAGGATACATATGCGAAATTATATTCGTATGGTGGTCCTTCCTGCTCTTTGCGTATTTGCGATTATTTGCACAGGTTTTGTCTGCTCGGCAGAACAGGTAAACCGGCATGAATATATCGAAATACAGCCGACTTTAAAAGCTGAACCTATTGATCCTATTGTAATTATTTCTGAGCAACCCTTAGAGGAAACGGTGTCGGCAGTTGAAATCGAAGAGTATGTGGAGGATACACTATTGCCACGGGAAGATATTGAGCTGATTGCTCTTGTAACTATGGCAGAAGCTGAGGGCGAATGCGAGGAAGGAAAGCGATTAGTGATCGACACCATATTAAATCGTGTTGATTCCGTATATTTCCCGGATACAGTGTACGGTGTTGTATATCAAGCAAATCAGTTTTCATCCATGTGGAATGGGAGAGTTGATAAGTGCTTTGTAGACGATGATATTTGCCAGTTAGTTGAAGAGGAGCTGCAATCCAGAACTAATGTAGATACGATATTCTTTACGGCGGGTGAATATGGAAAATACGGAAGACCGATGTTTCAAGTAGGTAACCATTATTTTTCGAGCTATGAATAGAAAGGAGTCCTGAATTATGACAGGTTTTATGGGATTAACATTTTCAGCATTTGCTGGTATTTGCTTTGTTAGTGGTCTGGCCGTTCTTATGGGCGGAAAGGAGCATCACTGATGGATGGCATTGGAAATTTTATATCCATGATGGATTACATATTGGATACCAAAAGAAAAAGACATATCACAGGGGGCATTCTGTTGAGTGCCTCTTTACTTTTCGGTGGGCTTGCGCTTACCGTTATGACAATTCAGAACGAGGAGGATGAAGATGAGTAACAAATCTCTGTTTTCTTTGGCATTTATCATTGGTGCTGCGACTGGATCAGTAGTGACATGGTATTTGCTTAAGGATAAATACGAAGCGCTCGCTCAGGAGGAAATTGATTCTGTAAAAGAGGTTTTCTTAAGACGTGAGCAGGAATTAAAGGATCAGTCCGTAAAGAAAATCGTTGCTGAAGGTATTAAAGATGCGGACAAAGAAAAACCAGATCTTAAAGAGTATGCGGAACGTCTGACAAAAGAGGGTTACACCCGATATTCTGATTTCGGTTCGGACGAGGAAGAAAAGCCTGTTTCTGAAGCCGGTCCGTATGTGATTCCGCCGGAGCAGTTTGGTGACGATGAAGAGTATGAGCAGATCAGCCTTACCTACTATGCAGACGGCGTGCTTGCTGATGAAAATGATGAAGTAATTGAGGATGTGGAAGATGCTGTTGGAATTGATTCTTTGAATCATTTTGGAGAGTATGAGGACGACTCTGTCTTTGTCCGTAATGACGCAAGAAAATGCGACTACGAGATTCTCCTTGATCAGAGAACCTATTCCGAGGTAGCTGAAGATATGCCGCATCAGATGGAGGTATGATGACACGGGATGAGCTGAACAATGCATATTTTGACTGGATGTACCAGCTTGTATGTGATGATGAGTATTCACGAGGATTGTCGTATCGTAAGCTTTTATATTTGCTTCATGATACAGATTTTACGTTTACGATTGCCCTTGATGGTAATCGTTATGACGATGGAATCGATCTTCGGTACAGATTCGGAAATGAGCAGGGATACCGGGATAGTATGATTGCAAGTTATTTGGATAATCGTCCGTGCAGTGTTTTAGAAATGATTATTGCCCTTGCTATACGCTTAGAAGAGCACATCATGGATGATCCGGACATCGGTAATCGGACGGGCCAGTGGTTTTGGGATATGATTGTGAGCCTTGGGTTGGGTTCTATGGATGATTCCAAATTTGACAAGGCTCATGCCGTCGATGTTATTCGGCGATTCCTGAATCGTGACTACGGACGGGATGGCAAGGGCGGTTTATTCACAATCGAGCATTGCAGATATGATATGAGAGATATTGAGATTTGGTATCAGGCCAATTGGTATCTCGACAATATCAGATAGGAGGGCGTTATGAGCCATAGTGAGGTATACAAGTGGTTCGAGTTATATTTTCCTCAGTACGCTGGGGATAAGGTAGAAACCTGGTTCCAGAACGGAAAGAACAGTATTCGCATCCGTCAGAAGAACCATCAGGAATTTATATTTACGTTCAACAATGAAGGGAATTGGCGGTTTGAGACTGTCGAAAGCTTCATGAATGGATTAAGAGGAG